CTCCTTTAGAGGAGGACTCTGGGGATAGATTAGAGGTTCTTCTTACCCGCCTATGCTCCCTATTGGAGGAGACTAAGGGCTTGATCAGTGAGATGGGTCTTACCGCTGGAGCTACTACGGTTGGGCATATCGGGGTCAATCAGGCTGGTCCTGCCAGAAAAAAGGTGAGGAGAAAGAAGAAGAAGAAAGGTTCTGTCAAGGAGACAATTGAGGCAGTTCTAAGGGATATGGATAATGGAGCTATTTGATCTAATAACTGAAGCCAAGAAGGGTAAGAAGACCAAGGCTCAAAAATCGAGAGTTAAGGTTTATGACACCATAAAAGATGCTCTCAATAAAAGTTATATGGGTCAGGTATTTTCAACCAAGAAAGCGGGAAGGCTTTATGTTACTACCCATAAGAAGTGGGGAAAAGATAAGGCATCACAAGTAGGATCAAAGGTTGCTAAGGGATTCACCCCTGGATCGGCCACGCCTGGGGCTTCTTGGCCTGAGGTAAAGGGATATGCTGTGCGTACTATGGCTAGACATGGTGGGCAAAAGACTAAGAAATTTACTGGTGGTAAATACTGGAAGAGTAAGAAAAAGGGTAAGAAACATGCTGCTAAATGATATTCGTATTTTAGAGAACATAGAAATTCTTTCTGAGGCTACATCTCCTCAAGGGATGAAGATTAGAGGCGTATTCCAAAGAGCAGATGAAGCCAATAACAACAAGAGAATTTATCCTAAGGCTATCCTTGAGACACAGGTTAAAGCTCTTCAGCCTATGATTAAGGAGAACCGCCTCTGTGGTGAGTTGGATCATCCTAGTCATGACATAGTTAAGCTTTCTAATGCTTCCCATCTTGTAACAGGATTGTACATGAAGGGTGGTGATGTAATCGGTGAGGCTAGAATCTTAGGCACTCCAGCAGGTAAGGTAGCTCAAGCCCTTATTGAGGGGGGCGTTAAGATTGGAATCTCAAGCAGAGGCGTTGGAACTTTGTCAGAAGATACCATGCAAAAGGTAAAGTTTGTTAACGATGACTACAAGATGGTTACCTTTGATCTTGTAGCAGACCCATCTACCCGTGGCGCATACCCTGATCTTTACGAGTCCAAGCAAAGTGCTCTGGAGACTCGCAAGTTTGTTGACGATGCCTATAAGAAGGCGTTAGGGGAGCAAGTCTTTGTAACCCTGTTGAAGGACAAGCTTGGTTCTATTGATGAAGTTCGTACATCTAAGGATTATAACTCTCCTACTCCTGCTGCTAGACAGAAGAGTAACACGGTTAACCCTGACTATGATTCTGTTATGCAGGCTAGAGGTTATCCTAGTGTTGATGATGTCATGAAGAAGGGCTCTAATAATGATCCGTCTCATAAGTGGTTTAAGGCTATGATGGCAGCAGTTAAGGGGGAGCCCACTGTGCAAGAAGGTAAAAAGAAGAAAAAGGTTAAGAAGGCAAAGGTTTATTACGAGGGTGTTCGTTCTGAGGATATCAAAGCTGAGGTTGCCAGAAGATTGAACAAGGACAGCAAGGACCTGACCCTTGAGGACATTAAGTCTAAAGTCTCTGAGAGATTAACAAAAAAATAAAAAAAATCGGTATATTTTTCATAAAAGTATAAATATTAATAAGATATAAGGAGAATCTTTATGCGTAAAAAGAAGAAGAAAACACTAGATCAAATCCTCCCTGAGGGTTTATCTGAGTCAGCAGTCAAAGAGATTACTGGACTCATGCAAGACGTTATAAACGAACAGGTAGAGGAAAAGGTTAAGCTTCTTGAGGCTAGAGTTACCTCCTTCGTTCGTGCGAATATCGATACTCTTAAGGAACAAGCTGTCAAGGAGCTTGAGCTAGAAAATGATACTTTCCATAACGCTCAACTCTTTGAGACCGTTAAGTCGATCATGGCAGTGGAACTCGACAAGGATGACGAGGATTCCGCCATTAAGATCCTGGCAAACGAGTCCAAGGAATTGGAAGGCGAGATGGGACTTCTTAGCAACGAGCTTGATAGGGTCCTTAAAGAGAACAGTAAGATGCAAGCAGTTATTTCTGCCTTATCTGATAAGACAGACATGCTTGACGAAGAGAGGAATTCTTTGGTTGAGGCTAATAGCCAGCTAGAGAAAGTCGTGGAAACTTTGGAAGAGTCCAATAAGAAGCCATTCAAGTCTTCTGAGAAGGCCCTGGTTGTTTCCGAAAATAATGTAAATGTACAAAGAACCGGAGATAACGAGTTCTTAACCGAAGATGTCATGAAGTTTATGCCTTAAGGAGGCAGTAATATGGATAGTTTAGGTGGTTCTAATAGTTTAGTCCAAAAGTGGGAACCAATTCTAGAAGGCATCGACAACGATTATACTCGTCGTGTAACGGCGCAGCTTCTTGAGAATCAGGCCAAGCAAATTGTGTCTGAAAAACTCCAGGAGAGTGGTGGTGTTACAACGGGTTCAACGACTGTCGGTCATTTGGGAACCTTCCAGAAGTTCGCTTTTCCGCTTGTTCGTAGGGTTTACCCTGAGTTGGTTGCCAACAATATTGTTGGTGTTCAGCCCATGCAAGGCCCAGTTAGCCAGATCTTTTATCTTGGTAACAGTAGGTACCATAACACAACTCAGCAGGTTGTGTACAGCAAATATAAGCTGACCTACCGTGGTCTCAGCAACGAAGCTATCGGCTCTAGGTCAGACATTGCCGAACAAACTGTTGCTCCTGGGTTTGATCCTGATCAAGGTTGGGGTACTGGCCAGTTCGAGGGTGCCGCTGGTGCAGGTTCTGGTATGGATCTTGATGGTACGCTTTCAAGGCTTAGTACTTCGGGTGTCTTATCTGCTAACGCTGGTGGTCCTAGCTCGACGTTTGGTGGCAAGATTGCTTCTTGGCCTCATGCCAATACGACCATGGGCTGGACGGTTTCTGGTGGTGAGCAACTGAACCTTACTGGTATTCCAGAAATTCAGTTCCACATCCAGCAACAGGCAGTTGTGGCTAACACTCGCAAGATGAGAGCCCTGTGGACGATTGAAGCTTCTCAGGACCTCAAGGCTTATCATAACCTTGATCTTGAGCGTGAGCTGACCGATCTTCTTAGTAAGGAACTTTCCTTGGAGATTGACCGCGAGATCCTTGAAGATCTTCGCATGATTGCTTACGGTTTCAATGGTACTAATACTGTGGGTAACTGGAAGGCTGAGTCGCTGGATAACGGTAACTCTAATGCGTTTGGTAATACCAAGGGCGTTTTCCAGGGAGTTAATGAGACTGGGGAGGGCGGAACGCCTGATTTCACCCCAAGTGCTTTCACGTATGGAAGTACGCCGAGAAGCAATGAGCTGCTAAACAAGCAAATCGCTGTTGATTCGAACGTGTTCCTCGTGGACTTTACTGCAACAACGGGTGCGGCTACTGGCTTGGCTGATTTTAATCCTCGCCACATTGGTGAGTTGTATGGTAACCTGCTTGCGACAATGAACATTGCCTCGCAGGATATCTATAGAACAACCCATAGAGGTCCTGGTACTGTGATTATTACCTCGCCTCTGATGGCTAGCTTCCTAGAAAGCTCTGCCAAACTTGAGGGAGGAATTGCTCCAGCAGATGCCCCAACTAATATGGGCCAGAAGGTTCAGTATAAGGGCAAGTTCGCTGGCAAGTATGATCTGTATGTGGATCCGCTGTGGCCAGAGGATGAAATCCTTATGGGTTACAAGGGCTCGAATGCTATGGACGCAGGCTTTGTCTACGCTCCGTACATTCCGCTACAGCAACTGCCTACCATCACGGATCCTGATAACTTCCAACCCAGGAAGGGTATCCTGACTCGTTATGGCAAGGCTGCTATCACTCCTGCTCATAGATTCTACAGAATCATTAGAGTGGTTGGTCCTAACGCTAACTGGCTACTGGCACCGTTCGCTAGAGTCCAGAAGGTCGGAACGACTGCGGTGACTGGTTATAAGTAATAATCAGTTAGACTGATAAAAGAAAAGGCTGAGAGACATAAAAAGCTCTCAGTCTTTTCTGCATTCTAGGGTATATAAGATAGAGGGCTTTCTTAATATGTCATTTACAAATACCTTCGGGCCTATCAGACCAAAAGTTACCTCTTACGGAACCTCTTTTGGCACCTATGGCGGTCATCGAATTACTGATACGAGTTCTGCTCCAGGGGATATAGATCCTAGTAAGCTAAATAAGAATACGCTTGTAGACGGGGTAGAGTTTACTGATTTTGACGATACAGTTAAGGACTACGTCTTAGCCAAGCTTGGTCACCCTGTAGTGAGGGTGGAGCTATCCCCACTACAGTTAAAGATAGCGACCGATGAGGCTGTAACAAAATTGTCCAACCACGCTCCTCTGTGGACAAGAAACTACGCCACCTTTGAGGCCTCTGCACCATATAACGTCTATGAAATCCCTTCTTATATTTTAGACAACTTAGAATATGCGGTCTACAAAAAGAGCCTGCTTTCTCTTCAGTCACAGGCAGGAACTTTGGAATTTGATTTCTTCATTAAATACTTCCAAGACAATCACTTATTTGGAGATTTCAATGTTGGAGAGTTTTACCTGCTTCAATCACATCTAGAGCAGATGAGAAAGATTCTGTCCCAAGAGGGGACCTGGGATGTGCTTGGCGGGAAGTATTTGCAGATAAACCCTAGACCTGCCAAGACCGTGGAGTATGTCCTTTTGGAGTATAGGGCTTTAAACTCAGACACTATACATCCTGCTTACAGAAATTGGATTCAAAGATATGCTTTGCCTAGTGCTAAGGGTATCCTGGGGGAGATAAGAAGGAAGTATGCGATGCTGCCATCCCCTGGGGGAGGGGCTCAGTTGAACGGACAGGCTCTTAAAGAAGAGAGCGCAAGGGAAATGGAATTATTAGAACAACAGCTTCTGGCAGAGATCGAGGAGCCACCAGTCTTCACAACATTCTAAATGGCATACAAAAAGAATTATAAAGTAACCACACCGATGCCTCTTATCCCTGATATTGATGTCGAGGATAGCGAGCTAAGTCTATTTGATCCTACCAATCCAGATATCAATCTATTTAATCTGGTTGACGATGAAATCATTAGACTAAGTGGATCCAAGTTATATTTCTATAAGTTTTATCTGACGGAAGATGATTACGACGAAGTCTATATGGAGTCTAAGAATAAGGCTATTGTATCAGAGCCTATGCTGGTTCATGGTCATTATGATCCTAAGGTTCTAGAAGAGAACCTATCAGAGTTTGGTATTGAGCTTACTAATGATCAGGTTTTTGTATTTAACAAGAGCTATATACAGCAAAAGCTCGGTAGGATTGTGGTTCCTGGGGATGTAATCAAGCCAGCTTTTCAGAACCAGAAGTATGAAATCTTTGAGGTTCAAGAAGACGCTTTTGAGGCTTATGGGGTTTACCATTTGAATTGTCATGCTAGACTTCTCAGGGATTCTGTGGAGATTCAAGATGCCCCTCTGTTGG